ACTAAACGTCTATCACGTTCCTCTCTAAGTATTATCATATTTTCATTGAACATGTCTGCATCGTATGCCTTCTGATCAAAACTGACTGTTTTATTTACTTTATCAACAGGCCAACAAAAAGTCTTTTGAAAACACTTATTACCATTAACTTCTGTTGCATCATTATCAACTATAAAAGCATCTTCATAACCTGATATCTTATGAAGCTCTGCAATCCTTGCGTTAGCTTCTTTCCGTGTGTTAAAAATGTCATACTGACAGATAAATCCATCTTTATCGACTTTGTTAACTGTTGTAAAACTAGACATGTTTTATTCCTTGCTGTTAATTATGTATGCTTAACTTTATAAAGTATATTAATATTATCAAGAATGAGATATACCGTAAACAGAAAAACGTCCTGATTCAATGTTGCCTGTACTGTACAAGATCTGTACTTGAGTAAAGGTTATATTAACATTCCTCATACCTGCATGAAAAAAAGTACCCGTTAAATCTCCAGCTTCATCAAGATATACGGATTCACCCGTAATACTAGGGGATGTAGTGCTGTCTGATGGAAAGGGTATGTTAATAATAACCCCTAATCCTTCATTGCCTTCGCCTCCCGGCTCTTCGGATGCTGTCATTTGCATATAGGCTTGAGTACCACTTTTCTGTGTTGCATAATTAGCGTAAGCACCACCCACTAGAAGACTCCATGCATAGTCAGACGATCCAGAACGAATGCCACTGGAATCGCCAAATCGCATCCATAGGTTTACACTTGAAGTGCCTGTTAAAATTGTTTTCATATCACTTACAATACAAACATAATAATCGTAGGTAGCAGATAATCCTGAAATAGTTAAAGATGCACTATCATCAGCTACTGCGGTTCCAATTAAATTCCATAATGCACCACCACCAGCATCTTGGAACGTAGGTGCAGATCCAGAGCCATTACTGGTAAGTATTTGATTAGCAGTACCAACAGCAGTAGCTCCAACGGCTGACGTACCATTGCCAAACAAGATTCCGTTTGCGGCAAATGTGCTTGCGCCTGTGCCACCATCTGCTACTGGAACGTCTGTACCTCCAGCACGGTAAACAAGATTACCTTCAATATTTACATTACCAGCACTAGCTCTAGCAAGAGTAGTATCTGATGCAGCTCCTAATTCAATAGTATCTAGTCTTGCTGCTCCAGCTACTGATACTGTGCTTTGAAGATGTACTGCCCCTACAACAGTTACAGTAGAAGCAAAGTTTGCTGCTCCACCAACTGTGACTGTACTTTTAAGATGTGTAGCTCCTACAACTGTTACAGTAGAAGCAAAGGTAGCTGCCCCACCTACTGAGACTGTACTTTGAAGATGAGCAGCTCCTACAACTGTTGCAGTACTCTTTAATATTGCTGCACCTTCAATGGATGTAGCTCCAACAACTCTAAGCGTACCTCCAAGAACACTATTACCACTTACAGATACATCGTCTTTAAATGTTCCTGCTCCTACTACTGTTACTGTGCTTGCAAAGGTAGCGGCCCCACCTACAGAAACTGTACTCTGAAGATGTGCAGCTCCTACAACTGTTACAGTAGAAGAAAATTTAGTATTATCTCCAAAAGTTTTATTTGTCAGAGTATTTGTTGTTGATGTTCCTATAAGTGTAACAGTAGTATTTGGTAGAGTAATTATTATATTACCACTATAAGAAGCATGTGGTGGTGATCTTAGTTGAGCATAGTGAGCATTATTAGACTCACAATAGAATCTAACATAAGCTGGATCACTAGCACTTGTTCTTAAATCTATTGCTCCTCCTGATACAGCAAATGTACCACCTACTGTTCCTGTTCCACCTATACTTACATTACTTGCTACTGTAACTGTTGATCCAAAGTTAGCTGCTCCACCAACTGTGACTGCACTCTTAAGAGCTGTATTACCTACGACTGTAACTGTAGATGAGAAAGTTCCTGCACCTGTTGTTATTAATGTACCCCCAACTGATACATTACCTGCTACAGAGAGTGTACTCTGAAGATGTGTTGCACCTGCTACTGTAGCAGTACCACCTACAAATAAGTTACCACCTATTGTAGCATTATTTACAGAGATGTTACCTTCTATAGATGTTGTAATTCCTGTTAAGTTAGAGCCATCACCAAAATATGCACTCGCACATACTTTTGCATTAGCTGCTTGCACATTAGTACCACTGATTGTGACTGTGCCACCTATAACTACATTACCACTAACTGATACGTCATCTTTAAATGTAGCTGCACCTACAGCAGCAAAAGTACCAGTTATAGATACAGCACCTCCTGCATTAATAAAACCTGATACAGATATATTAGAAGTAACTCCTAATTCAGCTTCAACATTACTAAGATTACGTCCATCACCGTAGAAGAATAAAGCTGTTACATTGCCATTTACATTAGCATTACCACTGACTGATACATTACTATTGAATATAGCTGTGCCGCCTACAGATACATTTCCTGCTACATCTAGATTACCAGAGACTGATACGTCATCTTTAAACTCAGTCTTAGAAGTAAATGTTCCTGCACCTGCTACTCCTAGTGTTCCACCAAGAGAAGTATTACCTTCTACTGATACATTACCTTTAACTCCTAGAACACCACTAACTGATACATCATCTTTAAAGGTTCCTTTACCTACAACTGTAACTGTTGAGCTAAACGTACCTGCTCCCGTATTAACTAGTGTACCACCTATAGAAGTATTACCTGCTACATTCAAGGCTCCACTTACAGAGACATCATCTTTAAAAATAGCTGTACCTGTTACTGTAACTGTCCCATCTATGAGAGCATTACCTACTGAGATACTTCCACCAATAGAAGCTGTAAGACCTGTAAGGTTTGATCCATCTCCAAAGTATGCTGAAGCACATACTTTATTTTGTACAGAAAGATTACCTGATACCCCAAAATTACCACTAATATGTGCTTTATTAGTTGCTATCTTAATAGCTGTCTGAGTACCGTCTGCTGTCTGTATACCTACTAATGAAGTAGTAACACCTGTACCTGTGGTACTTGCATTAATAGTCAGTAAAGACTTGTATGTATTAGATATAAGTTTCCCAGTAAAATTTGTCATATTCCATCCCACGTTCTATTTGCAAGTTGCCAAGTTGTATTACCTATAATAGGAGCAAGTGTTACCGGATCAATTGTAATCCATTCTGCATACTCATCCCATGTTATTCCTCTGCCACCGTTATCAGGTCTTGGATTTCTAACTCTAGGATTATCCTTTACATTAGGCACTCTATTTAATGGACTGTTCTTTAAGTCGTACTGTCCTTCAAAGTCTTCAGGGCAAACTAGAAGACCATAACTATTCATTCTCATAATTCTATGTGGATATACAAATCCACAAGTATCACACATTGCTAGAGTTTTAATATTTGTTCCCATTAACTATAAAATGCTAGTCGAGGCAAGAGATATAGGGAAGCACGTTCTCTATCTTCTTCCATTGCTCGAAATAACATATCCTCGTAATTCTGTTTTAACATTGCTATCCTTGTGTCTGCAACCAGTGGACGCTTCATAGACATATAGTAAGCTAGTCCACAAGTTAACGGAGGTAGAAATCTTTTAGGTAGATCAGCATTCTGATCAGCAGACCTATTAACATCCTGTAGCTCACTGACTATCTCTATTCTAAGTGTGTCAGTAGAGTTCTCTGGTATAGGCCATAGAGATAGAGTAGGATTATCTCTACCCCTTCTAATACTGTATTGAGTAGGTCTTCCTGTCTGTGTTGGTGCAGGTATTAAGAGATACTCTTCTGGAGATATGCGAGTAAGTTGGATGTCTGTGCTGTCTCTACTAAGGACAACCTCAAGAGCATTGATAGTACTGTCACTTAGATCATAGGCTGTAGTACCAGCAGTTAGTGTTACAGTGCTTGTATTAGCCGTCCATAAGAGTATACCCCTGTTCTGCCAATCCTTAAGCATAAGGTTAATAGAACGTCTAGCAGAAGCAGGTTCATGGCCTAGAGTATCTTCTCCACCAATCATCTCACTTGCTTCTTGAATTACTTCATCTATATCTAAGTTGAAGTTATATGTACCTGATGTAGCCATTATGTTCTATACCTTCTTGTTTTTCTTGCTATCTTCTTAGGTTGCTTAACAAACTGCTTACCTTTTTTAGTTCCTGCTCTCTTAGCTTTTGTTGTTGCAGCATACTCTTTAGAAGATAGAGATTTAATTGCTTTCTTTGGGAGATATCTTTCACCTGTCTTAGATGATGGCTTTCCTGATTTTGTTTTCCACTTCTGCTTTGTCCATTTAGATAACTTATTACTTTTTTTCTTCTTACCTTTGTATGTTCCACCTGCATCTTTGTAGTACTTAACTGCTAGTTGCATTGCTCTTGCTGAATGTTTACCACCCATCTTAGCCTTTGCTCTTGCTTTAGCTCTAGCCCATTTAGCAGGATCACGCTTAGTTGCTACAGCCACATTAGCCCCAATCTGTTTTAGGTGTACACTTATCACACCTACAAGCTTTACATATCTCTACTTTAGTTTCATTTATACCAGACAAGGTTTGAGAAATAGTTTGATTCAGTGGAATACCACAATGAGAGTCGTGTCCACAGTTCTTACACTTACTCATTTACCCACTTTCTTTAAAGCATCTTTATGTGCAGCCGAAAATGTAGTACCTTC